CATAATCCCAAGGATTCAAATGTAAATCATCTTTAATTTCTTTTACAAGATTAAGTGTGGCAACGCCCAGTAGGTCAAACTTAACAATTCCAATATCTTCTACGTAGTGTTTGTCAACTTGAATTACATGTTCACCCTTACTTCCTATCTTCATTGGCATATAATCATTGATTGTTGTATCAACAATACCAATACCACCGGCATGAATAGAAACCGTTTTTACTCGACCACTTAAATGTTGAGCAATATCAAATAATTCAACATACTGTGGGTTATCTATAAGCAATTTAGGATTAGCTTTCATACAGTCATCCCAATTATCAAATGTAAATTTTTGCGAAAGTTTTTGCATTTGTTTATATGGAAAACCAAGTATTTTTCCCACATCTGTAATTGCTACCGTCGGTGTAATGTATGAGTAATTTATAATTTGACATACTCTATCCTCACCATATTTATCAACAAGATAATCAATAATTGCATCTCTATTTCCAACATCTGTATCAATATCAGGAAGTCCCACACGTTCAGGATTCAAGAAACGCTCAAAAATAAGTCCGTATTTTATCGGGTCAATATCTGTGATATGACAACAATAACAAACAAGTGACCCAGCTGCACTTCCTCTTCCCTTGCCTACTTCAATGCCCAGTTTCTCTGCCGCTTTAATAAAGTCCCAAACAAATAAGAAATACCCATCAAATCCCATTGAATGAATAATATCCATTTCATAATCAAGTCGTTCTCTTCTGATTTTTTGTTCAGTTTCATCAAGTTTGTCGTATCCTCTATCTTTCCATCCTTGATTTACTAAATGCCATAAAAAATCATTATTATCTTTATACCCTTTTGGTAATGGGAATGTTGGTAACTGAGGTTTTTGAAATGGCATGCTAACTTCATCAATCAAATCTGCTACTTTATTAGTATTTTCCAGCCCGATACACACATTGTCATATCCAATTTGTGCGTCCATACACTCATGTATTTCTTGCTCTGATTGCATATAACAGCCTTCATACACTTCGCTATTCTCAATCGCATTTTTATCATTGTTAGTGCTTTTTCTACCAATTTGAATAAGCTTGTCTTGATAGTATAAATCTT